CTTCGATCTTTCATCTATAATTTTGGATCTGTCGTTATTTCATTCTAGTCTATCTTCTTTATACATAACATTTTTACTCATTTTAATTCCACTCCACCTTTTATTTTCTTTGCTAAATTGCACAATTCGTTCTTTGGCTTGAGATTTTAATTTATCGTCTGCTTCTGTATGATAACTTACTGTGATATGATTCATATTAAGTGCAATAGCATTTGCAATTTTTTCTGACATTGCACCATTACTTGTTACAGAAAATCTAGCACTCCATTTATGTTTATACCTTTCTTGGTATTCCTTTTTAAGCCATTTTACAAATTCCATAAAGTGAGGATTTACTGTTGGTTCACCGCCAGTAAATGTTATAGCGGCCATCTTGTAAGTCCTGTACTCCATGTAGGTATCAATGTATTCAAACATAAATTCAGCATTTTTCTTAAGACTATCCAAACTTGCATGAGGACTAAAGTTGTTGTGTCTAGTCACAGGACAATAACTACAGTCATAATTGCAACGTCTGCCTAAATCCCAAGTGACTTGGAATACTTTACCTGTTAGTAGGTCAACTGTATCAAAGCTCATTAAATATATCCTTCATCTCTGGAAATGTTTCTGCAAATGAAACGCCACGTTGTTGATCACATAGAGATAAAAATTCTTTCATTTCTGGCAAACGCCTGCTCCAGTCTTCGCTTTCCATAAAACTTAAGATACCATTCAATCGTTTTATACCATATTCTGCACTACGCCATTGCTCGTATTCGACTTTACCTTTGTGCCAACTAGGAATACCAAGTTCCCAATTCTTTTCCCACCAAGGATACCATGCTTCATATTTGCGTCTACATTCTTTCTTGAACCATTCTGGTAACACCCTTACATTCAAGTGAGCAGGCCAATAAACAAAGTGTTGGCTTATGCCGCCTGCACCAAATGGCCACATATTAACTTTGCGGAAGCCTTGTTCTAGTTTCCATTGTATCAAGTCTGGAAGATAATACACATTAAGAGCTTGTACTGCACAAGCAATAGTAACTTCTACGTTGTCTGTGGTTTCTTTATCTAGTCTATGAAATGTGTTTACTTGATTATCCCATTCGCTAGGATAACGTATGTAACTATTCATTTCTTTGATGCTGTCAATGCTGTAGTGAAATCTTACTAACTTGAAATGACTCCATAGTTCAAATAAATCTTCGCGCCATTCTACACCATTTGAGTTATAGCGTAGTTCTAGATCTTTTGCATATCCCATCTTGATAGCATGTTCTAGTATATCGTAGTGCTCTTCAATAATAAGACTTTCACCACCAGCAAAATAAATCTGTTGCATACTTGGCATTTGCTCATAGAACTGTTTCCAAAATGTTGGATTTTGTTTGTGCCAATTATAACTGCTTCCGTTTGTGCTACCTTTGTCTTTCCACTGCATAATCTCTTTCAAAGACTCGTTTTTGACTGCGGGAAATATTTTCTTGTAATCTTTTATCCAACCACTGGAATCATGCGGGCTACACATCACACAAGCCAATTGACATTTAGTTCCAAAGCGTAAATCAATATATGCTAGGTTAGGAGGTACACTACCATCTGCTTTTGTTTCTTGTAGTATCTTATCTAGATCTACTCGTTGTCTCCAATAGTGTGTTTCCCACATGCGTTTAGATCTGTGTCCTGCGGCTTCTTCTTTGTAGCATTTTAAACAGCTAGGTGGTTTTTCACCGTTGAGCATCTGTAAGCGTACATTTTTCATATAATCACTGTTCCATGCTGTTTCAAAATCACTGACGTTTAAATTATTAGGCTTACCGTCGTCTGTTTTTAAAATACCTACTTGTCCACCGTGTTCTTTGTCGTTAGTCGGTCCAACCGAACTTGCGTTAGCTGTGCAACATACTCGCATACTTCCATCTGGTCTTGTGCTTAGATGTACCCACGGTAACAAACAAAAAGTATCTGATGGTAGTCCGTCTTTGCTCATTACAATTTTTCCTTTATAAATTTGTCACGTCTATTTTCTTTACAGGTGCTTTGACATTTGGGTATACGATTATTGCCAGTCCAACTTTTTTGTATGTCTGTCCAGACCTTTCCTGTCATTGCTTGTTCAAGACTTACGTTTGCAAGATTGATATCATTCATATAATCATTTTCTACAAGTATTTCTTCAAACCTGTCTTTTTTCTTGTCATTTACAGCAAACTCTAGCATTTTACTATTTAAGTGACAGCAAGGTATTACATTGCCCATGTGGTTCACAAAAATACGCTTTTGATTACCGTACTTACAACTTATACAAGGCGATTCTTCTACTTCAATTTTTTTGTGCTTTACGCCGCCTGTGTCTTTTCTATGGCTTATAATAGTTTTGAATTCTTTGAACCCTTCTTGCTTCGCCATTTCTCTGGCAAGTTCTAGCTGATGTTCGTTGTGTTCAAACACAATAAACTGCCAATTTGCTTTGCCGCCTGCTCCAATAAAAGCTCGCCAATTGTCTTTTACCTTTTTAAAATTACTGCCTTCTCTGTATTGTTCACTAAGTTCGTCACTGCCGTCTACTCCCCATGTTACTTTATGACTAGGCGGTAACAGTGTTGCTAATTTTGCCCACCATTGTGTTGTGCGTAAACTGCCATTGGTTGCTATGTTTATATGACAGTCCCAACTTGCAAAGTGTTCTATAATTTCAAAAAAGTCTGGATGTGTAGTTGGCTCATCGACACTTCCACAAAAATTAATTATTTTTATGTTGGGGAACATCTCACGTTTAAACTTTTCTTTGATAACATTTACATCAAGATATGTTTTGTTTAAAATCTTGTCTGCTTCATTACTCAGCACACGAAAACAACCTTTGCATTTGATATTGCAAAAACTTGTAAGTTCGATATCAATCCATTCTAATGTTTCAGTTGTCCACATTATTCAAAGCACCACGGTATAGTTTTTTTACTGTTTGTTCCTCTTTTTGAATCTAGATCTAATAGATACTTTATCATAGTTGCATTACCTTCTTCATCAAATTTATAATCTTTATAAAATTCTTTAAGTCCTTGTACTCTTGTATATTTTAAAACTCTCTGCACCACGTGAGGCTTTAAACAATTTACAGAAAGAAAATTAGGATGATAAAGTTTATGGATATCAGTAGTGCAACCACTCCATTTTTCCCGTAGCTTTGTTACTACTTTATCTACATTTGGCAAGTTCATTGCTTGTACAGTAATGTTAAAACTACTACTTTTAGGATTTAGATCTACTAATTGTTGGGTATTTTGACAAAATATATCATGTTGTGTAGGATACCGTATTAGTTCGTTGACACTACCCCACCCATCTATGCTTATAATAAATCTAAGTCTTTTAAACTTTTTAAGTATTTTTAAAAATGAATCTGTATTACTAACTCCATTAGTTTGAATTTCTATTATTGTATAATCACAATTCCATTTATGTTTAGACAATTTATCTAAAAAATTATGAACTGATTTCATATAGAAAGGTTCACCTCCTGCTATATAAATTTTTTCAGCTTTATCCTTGCATCTTTCGTATACCCAATCCCAATCTAAGGACTCTTTAACCCGCACCAATTGCTTATTCATTGTTGGCCAAAGATATTTTTGATATACATCTAAATCTTCATACCATTTGCTACTATTAAAAGGACTACACATAGCACATTTTAAGTTACAAGTGTTACCAGGGCGTAAATCCCATACAGTTATTCCTTTGTCACCTCTTGCTAAACTTTGCTGGCGCTTACTTGTTTTTTTGCCTACAGATTCCTTTATTATACACTCCTCACATTCTGGTCTTTTCCAATCTCCTTTAAATCCTTCTCTAATTTCGTTTATATAATCATTATCTAACAATTCATTAATGTCTTTTACATTGGGTCCTCTTTGCTTGAATAGACAACAAGGCTTAGTAACATAACCGTCAGCTTTTTTCTCAACATATATACTGTTTATTGATTCTAAACAATTATAAGGCATCTAACACTTCCCTTTCTATAATTTCATACATTTCTGGATTAGCATCCTTAAAAGACATGCCATAATGGTTGTCTAAAACTCTTGTGCTTTGTAAAAATTGATCTAGTTTGTTTTTAACTTTTCTGTCACTAAGAACAATATTTTTAAATTGTTGACTGTGACCTGTATGAAAATAATTTGGTACCCATTTTTGTCTTATTTCTAACGGAATTTGCTCTAAACACAACCAGTCAGGTCCTCGTAAGGGACTTGGGCTAACCCGCATATCTTTCCAATCATTGAAGTAATCAATAATTTCTTGACATTTATTTACATTAAGAATACTTATTGTAGGGTTAGCTCTAACTTCTATCTTTCCTGTGTTAGCTTTTCCATGCAGTTTGGCCCACGTGGTAATATTTTTATCTATTGTATTCCAATCAACTCCATATCTTGTGCTTTCAGCTAAAGGACCTAGACCGTCAATACTTACTCTTATGTTAACCGATTTGAATCCAAGTAACTTATCTAATATATCTTTATGAGGCATAATAGTAGCATTAGTACAAACTTGGAATTCAATATTTTTTGGATCTGATTTCTCACATATAGTTTCAATAAACCAATTAAAATTTTTACTATAAAAAGGTTCACCTCCTATAATTTCTACTGATTTTAAATTAGACAGATCACTGTTTTCTATAACTCTTTTTATACTCTCCGAATAATTTTGTTTTATAGGATTGGTTGTATATACCGGTTGTCCTGTAATTGATCTCAGTTCATGCACTACATCTTTGGCGCTGTTCCATTTGCTACTGTGTTTAGGAGCACAAATTCTACACATGAGATTGCATGTATAATCTAACGCTATTTGTAAATATTCTACTGTTTCACCAGTCCCGGTTATTTTTGTATTAAACCAATTACGACGTGATTGTGTATTGTTTCTTTCTCTGGCCCAGCAAGTGTCACATTGTGGGATTTTTATTGTTGATGTTTCTTTTCTTATCCGCTTTCTTAATATACTATTCAGTGCTTGTTCAAAATTTTCTATCTGACTAATATCTGGAATGTCTAATGTTTTTACGGGGTCAAAATGACAGCATGGTTTCACACGACCTTCGGCACCGTCAACTGAAATTCCTGTTGACTGTAATTTACAAATTGTATCAAGCATAGTCTTTTATCTCATTGTGGTAAGCCGCATTCTTGCCACATGTATATAAACACCTCGGCAAGTGTTTGCCATGAACAGGATTCCAGCTTTCTATTAGTATACTATCAAAGTAAGGATTTGTCAAGACTTCATTTATACTTTTATCTATTAAACTGTTCCATCCAACGCCAAAATCTGCGTATTTCTCATTTATTCCGTGTTTGTTCCATTTGGTGCTATCAAACAAAAAGCAACACGGCCATAATTCCAGTGTACTACTAATGAATATTTCATTTTGATGGATGTATTTACAATTTATAGTTTTAATCAATTCTTGATTTTTTTGTTGATCAACTTTTCCTTCATTATTTTCTTTTATAAGTTTGTTTATTTCATCCACTTGTTTTACTTTGGTGTGTTCTTTGTCTCCGGTGGTGGTAATTTTAGTTTCTAGTTTTTGATTCTTTTTTCCTATTTTAGCTATCCAATCATGATAGCTGTTACGCATGCCTGTTCTAACCTTAAAATTAAAACCTAGCTGTTGAGCATGAGATTTAGCTATTTCTAATTCGTGTTCATTATGATCAAAAACTATGTAAATCCAATCACCAATTCCGCCAGCGTTTGAGTAGGCTTTCATGTTTCTTTCTAGCACATTAAATTTTGTGTTTACACGGTATATATGGTTTGTTTCTCTGTGGCCGTCGACACAGAAATGAACTTTTATTTTACTTGTTGCATGGCTTACTTCAGCTAGTCTTATCCACCAGTCTGCTGTGTTGTAACTGCCGTTTGTGCTTACAACACAATAGCCGCCGTTCTCGGCTAGATATGTTAAAATATCAGAACACTCTGGGTTAACTATTGGATCTCCTAGCACACCACATATTTTGAATTGCTTACCATCTATATATTCTTTACTAGGAAACAATCTTTGCACATCTTTGAATGTAATGTTTTTTACTTCATATGTTCCATCTAATTGTGTTCTAGCACATCCCGGACAGGCGGCGTTACAATCACTGCTTAATTCAAGCTCTATTTTATCAATATCCAAAATATTCATTCTTGTTATCTATGTATATAAATATACTTATGCAAAATAAATCCCCGTCAAATTTAAATCCGGACTTAACAAAACTTACAGAACAATACGGCAGTAATTTTTGTCCTGCACCGTTTGAACATGTAATAATATACGGTGACGAAGTTATGACCTGTTGTAAGACCAAAGTTCCTATTGGAAATCTCAAAGATAACACACTCAAAGAAATATATGAAGGTCCTATCATAGAACAAGTAAGACAGCAATTTTTAAAAAACGAAAAACCAACACAATGTAAAAACTGTTGGAAAGAAGAAAATGAAACTGGTTTGCCTGCGAATGTGCGTGTAAGTGCAAGTAAAATGAGTGCAGACACTTGGACTGATGACAGTGTGACGAAACCACGAATAAAATTCTTAGACGTAGTATGGAGTAACAAATGTAACTTTGCGTGTATGGGGTGTACCCCATTGCTGAGTTCAACTATCAACAAATTATTTAAAAAGCAATATAGTAAGTTATATAGCGATCCCGATATAGATTATTTTGTAGATTATCAAGACTGGGAAACAAATGTTGCTCATATAAAAAGTTATATAGAGGAATACGGAGATGAGTTACATTACATACATTTTCAAGGAGGAGAACCGTTTCTAAATAACAGCCTGTTTGATATTTTAGATCTAATGATAGAGAAAAAGATGTTTAACACTAAAATTTTATTCCATACGAATGGTAGTGTAAGTAAAACACACAAAGGCAAAGATCTTATAAAAGAATATCTTGCAAAGTGGGGCGAACAAGCTAGGGTAAATTTTAGTCTTGACGGTGTCGGAACAAGAGGAGAGTATATTAGATACGGTTATCGACAGAAGACTTGGGAAAGAAATTTTGATAAATCTTATAACAATATTCGTACAAGTATAGCAACAAGAGCAAACGTTTTCAATATTTTGCACTTGGAAGAACTTGCATCTTATTGTAACAATATAAATACAAAAACTGATAAGCGTTTTGGCAGTTTGGGTCATTGGGGCAATAGTGAAAGCAATATCGGACTAATCAAGATACACGATCCTACTAGAATCAAAGCAATAGATTCTTTGAAAAGAATATTACAAACAGGAGATAGTCCTAAGCCTTGGCGTACTAAAATACCAAATTACATCAACTGGTTGGAAAATGATAACATGCCAGAAAAATGGGCTGTGTACAGATGGGCAAATAGCCTAAGTGACTTTGATCAAGCAAGAGGCACAGACTTTGACCAAACGTTTCCTGAACTAGTAGAGTTCAAAAATTTTGCATTTAATTGGGCACAAGATTATAAGAATTGACTTGCAAAGGGATCAAACTCTGCACCACATTTCATTGCACACACTTTAAGTTTTCCTTCGCCACAACTGTTTTTACTCCAACTGTTTTGTATATCGTCAAATATACCTGTTGCAAAAACATTAGCCAGGCCATTACGAGCATCTAATGCCTTTTTATCTGGAATAAAATCCCATATCTGTTCTACCTTAGGATCTTTATGCCACCATTTGTACATGCGTCCAGCAGTCCAACAACAGGGCAATGCTAGTCCTTCTGCTGTGATAAACAGACTGTTTTCTTTCTTAACTTTGCAAACGATAGGAGCCGCGTCATAATATGCGTCCATGCTACCGTATTTTTCTAGTATGACTTCTTGTTTGGTAAGTGCTTTGTTTTGATATTTTTCTTCTGGCTTTTTAAGCTCTGCTGTATCTTTGCCTTTACGATCTTTGGCTTGATGCTTTTCTTTTTTGTTTGAATTTGCGTCAATAAATCTTCCAGTCTTCTTTTTCATAAAACGTTCTACACCCCATTCATTAGCAAGTGCTTCTGCTTGTTCAACTTGGTGTTGGTTATGCTCAAATATCAAATAGTCCCAACGAGCTCTCCCGCCTGCGTTTATAAATGTTCGCATGTTGCGTTCTACATTGTCCCAAACTACATTTTGTCTATATATGTGATTGGTATCTGCGAGACCATCCACAGAAAAAATAACACAACCGTTGCGGCCAAACACCTTAGCAAGGTTAGTCCAAAATTTTTCATCTTTCGCTCCTCCATTTGTATTCATACTCAACCACATGGTAGGATTAAGTTCTCTAAAGTAACTGAATATTTCTAATGTATCTTTGGCAACAATAGGATCACCTAAATTACCACACATATACATAGTGTCTAACTGTTTTATAAAGGAAGGAGTAAATATGTCTTTGCAGTCTTTAAGTGACAGTTCATCTAAATTGATATGCGGATTTATACCTTCACCATTCATATTACGATCACACATAGGACATGCGGCTTGACAGTTTTGTGTTACTTCTAGATGTATTGTTTTAATGTCTTTGTATCTATACATTATAGCTTCCTCATTAGATTCTCAAGCTCTATAATACCAAAGGAATACTTATAGTCTATAGGATTTTTACAGAAATGGAAGCTGTCAGGATCTATAAGTTTTATTTTATTATCTTTAGTAATAACAAAATTATCTATAGTAAGATCATCATGTGTCCAATATATGTTCTTTTCCTTTTTACTGTATTCAACACAATCTAGTATCACTTTGAAATAACTTTCACAAATATTTAAACATAAATCTCTGTTTAACTTTTCGGTACTTTTTAAATAACTATTTACTGGACTGAAAATATCGACTTTTTCTAAAATCAATTTACTAGGCTCAAAATCTAATATTTTAACGTACAACGGATTGTCAGCTGAAAACTCTAAATAAGATTCGTACCATCCCTGTGTTTTGGTTTTATTCTTAAGATGCTTTACTACATAATCATCAAATATTTCAATAGTAGTGTTTTCTTTTTCAATTTTCATTCAAGTATCAACTTTATATCTTTACCGGGTCCTGTCCGACTAGGTAGATCTCCGTATTTTTCAACATACCATTTTATAACGGCCTTGTACCAATTTTGGCTGTTGTGATGTGCTTCTTTGTTAAACTGATAAATGTTGTTGTTAGTTGCCTCCATAGTACTTAACACTCTTGCACTTTCAGTTTGTAGCTCTCGAATAGTTAGATTATCTAATTCCAATTCTCATGTACCTCGTATATTTTTCTATATCAAGCTCTCCTGTAAACAATACTTTACTTAAAGGTGCCATTTGCTCAAAATGTAAACTATCCTTTACACAATTTACGTGTTCGTCAACATCCATAAAATCATTACTTTGTAATACAACTAGTTTACCAGTGGGTATTTTATTATACCACGTATCAAAGTTTTCGATATGTTCACAACTAGTGTTAATTATAGTGTCAGGTATATCAGTTATAGGATAACTCATACGATCATTTGCTTTACTCCAAAACTGCCAAGTGTGTTCCCTATAATCAATATCCATAATGTCTTGCGTTATACTTTTGAATTTCCATTGATCTACAAACCAAGGTTTGTTAAAAGTTTCTGCAATATCTATACATGTTCGATCAATATCAAAACTTCTTATTTTATCAACTTTAATTTTACTTTCAAATAACATAGTTGCCAAAGTTCCGTACCATCCAGCACATAAAAACACAGTGCCAAGATCTAACTTTAATTTTTTTAATTCTTCTAGCAACCACATTTTGCTTTTTATTTGACCTTGGCTAAAACAGTCTTCATCCCAGGTAATATCGTTTACAACAAAAGATTTCAGACTTTGCACAAATCTTGTGTCAACATAACTGTCTAAAATTTTCCAAAGACTCCACTGATTATCTTCCAAAATAATCTTACGTAAATCTTCTTTTGTATCATCGTTAATCAGTCTAAAAACACTATGCAAGTCTTTATCTATACAGGCTCTACGTAAATCTGCTACCTTGCTATTCAAGGGATACAGCATTTCAAAACGATCTAGTATCTTATGTGTTTCCATTAAACTGTTCCTTTAACCATTCAAAATCATTTATTAACCGAAGATCAGCCCCGCTAGAAAGGCCAAACTCCATACCAGCGGTAGCGCCTGCCAAAGCGTATTCCCCAAAAGGTCTATCGTGTCCCACGGTTGTCCAAGTTTTAAGTCGTTCATCTGTTTCTCCTGTTTTTTGTCTGTCAATTACTTTACTGCTTAATTTAGCACATTCTCTAAAAGCACTTTTCCAAGTGTTAAATGGATCAGTATTGAATGCTGTAATATTTGCTACTTCATTTATAATCTTGAATTTTTTTGATATACTCGTGGTCATGTCAGTAGTCGTTGTATCCATGTTCTTTGTCAAATTGGTCGGAAATAGTTTTACGCCGCCGTATCCATATACTAGATCATTTATAGGATTTATACTTCTGTAGACATGTACAAAATCTTTATCATCTGTTGTGTAATCAAAATTAAAATCATCTACGATTACAGCATCTCCGTCCACGATGTAAAAATAACTGGTTGATACTTTATTTGCCGCGGCTACATGAGCATTATGTATTCCTTTTACATCCTTTACACGTTTTACCCTATCACCAAATAACGTTACTGTATTGAACCTTTCATATAGATTAGAAAAGTTTTCTTCAGCATTAGGTTCTTTGTAACTTATAAAAACTATATCATACATTGTTTTTCTTATGCCATTCTTCTATTTCAACTCTTTTGTTTACAAACTTATCTGTTTTTATGCTAGGGTGCGAAAATATAGCATCAATAGCACTTACCTTTCCACATGTGTTAGCACAAAAAAGGGTTTTTCCGTTTGCTACTTTATCTATCTCCCATGTGTTAGCAAAAACTTCATTTAGATGATTACCATCTAATATTTCTTTCAATGAATACTTGTGTAAATCAAAATACTCCCAACCATGTTTGTTCATATGGTTATGTAACTGCATAGTTTCAGGCCATGTATATCTGCCTACTAAGTGTGTTCCCATATAACAACATGGCATTACTATTCCAGAACTATCTATGAATACTTCTTTTTTAAGTTCTCCGTTTTCTCTTACATTTTGACTTTTACAATAGATTTTACATTTATCCTGTGTGCTATAATCTGTTTCTTCAAGCATGTTGGGGTAAACATTTTCTACCGCTACTGGCCAAAGGTTATAATCATTTGCTTTTTGTTTTTTAAGTTCTCTGTATTCAGCTACATCAAAAGGATAATGTTTGTATTCAGTTTCTCCTATTGGATTTTCTAAGTTTCTATACTCTTTGTTCTTAGGAGCCATAATCCAATAATCCAGTTTTCCTTCTTTATCTAAAGCTGGCATTCCTTTTAGAGATTTTCCGTTATCAACACCTAAAGATTTTTTTGTAAGAAAATGCGTAAAGCCTAATTTTTTAGACATTTTTCTTGCTTTTTTTATTTGATGTTCGTTATGTCGAAATACAAGGTAATCCCAAATACTTGTAGCACCTTGAGAATTATATGCTTTTACATTATCTATTAGTTTATGCCATACCACATTTCTTCTATAAAGATGATTTGTATTTTGTAATCCATCAATGCTAAAAGTTACATGCCACCTATTTCCTTTGTTCTTATTAAATAGTTGTCCTACTTTTTTCCACCATTCCGGAGTACGCATACCACCATTTGTATTGACATGTATTTCAGTATAATCCATGTTGTCTGAAATGTATTGACAAATTTCTAAAAAGTCTCTGGCTACACAAGGATCTCCATGTACACCACAAAACAATATAATCTTTATTTGTTTTAGAACTTCGGGTGGAATCCATTGCTTGAATTTTTCCAACGTAATTTGGCCTATTGTAAGATCAGGACGTATAAGTGGACTTGCTTTATGAAATCTGACACACATAGGACAAGCGGCATTACACGCATTGGTCAATTCAATGTGTAATTGGTCTAAAGATTTGTAGTCCCAAAACTTATTCATAATCTCTCGCGGCCATATTTAAGAAAGGCCAAGTTTCCTTATAATTTTGTTTACGCCAAGCATCGTGTATTTCCGTTTTTTCTAACCAGGTTTTCCATAAATCTCTTCTGGGTTCTCCGTTTTGTATAAAATTTACTATTCCTGGTATCCATGTCCAAGCATCTAGGTTTGTTTTAGGTACTCTATCAAAATTAGCAATGGCTTTTTCCTTTAACTCATTTGGCAAATGGCTTATGTTAAAGTAGTCCGGTCCATGAACAAGATTTAGATACAATCCTATTCTATGTGGCTTATAATATTCATGCCAATGATTAATAGTTTCAGCTAAATCAAAAATATTTGTTGTACTGATAGTGATACACCAACTCAAAAACATATTTTTATTTTGTTCTTTCAACTTAATACTGTTTTCCATCGTTTGTTTTGCTTGATCCCATTTTCCAGGATATCTCATGTATTCAAATTGATCACCTATTCCGTCAATACTAAAACTCAGGTTGACCATTTTAAAATTCTTCCACAGGTCAACCTCTTTTGGCCAGTGTGTTCCGTTTGTATTGTAGTGTAATGAAATATCTTTGCTATATCCTTTGTCAACAGCCACTTCAAGAAGGTGCCACATCTTCTTACTCATGAACGGTTCTCCGCCATAAAAGTCAAACTGCTTGATTGTTGGAAGATTTTTTTCTATGTCAGGCCAAAAAGGACTGTCATCAGCATAGTATAAGTTATACTTCTTCATAGAATCAGCAAATTCCTTATAAGTCATTTCATTTTTTCTGTATAATTCAAAATACTCCTTGTACCAACCACTGCTAATGGCTGGCTGGCATGTTCTACAACTAAGATTACATGTATTTCCTAGATTTAATTCTACTTTAGCAACACCTTCATAGGGACTTTTTAAATGTCCTACATCTAGTTCCCATTGATACCTTTCATTATCTCGCATACGTTTACTTTTTCTACCAGAATCTTCTTCCTGCCAACAAAGAGTACATGCGTCATGGCGTTTTCCGCTGTCTAAAGATTTTCTTATCTCGATAAATTCGTCTTTATTCATGATTTCATCTACTGTGTTGACACCAAGCCTTATTTCTTCTTCGTGATTTCTATGCATACAACATATTTTTGTTGTACCGTCATTGTTTCCACTAAACGCATGATGGGCATTCACACACCAAGTATGTCTATTTTGATCATTTATCATAGGTTTCATAAATTCCTTTACAATATTCGTAAAATTCTTTGTACATAGGAAAAGTTTTCAGTAGGTCAGTTCCTAATCTCTTGTCGTTTTCTTTGAAGAAACTATAAAAATCTCTTTGTCCTTGTTTGATCTTTTGTGCTGACACAGGATTTTGATACATGTAATCTCTTACTCTTTCCATTTTAGCAATTTCCACGGTCTCAAACCATTTAGCATTAGCTAACATAAATCGTAAATGTCTATCCATGTACTTTTTAAAATCATCCGGTAGAATGTTAAGCATCCAATGAGGTGGTTCTTTCAAATAAGGAGTGTCAAATGCCAAACTTTCTTTGCCATATTGTTTACGCCAATTAATTATTTTTTGTAAAAAGTTTTGAAAAGTGGCTACACACAACACATTAAAGGTACACATGATGTTAACCTTATATCCTCTTTTAATCGCTTCAATGAAATTACGTTCCCAATGATCGCATTTCAATCCAGTACGCATGTATTCAGCCTGATCTCCCCAACCTTCTATGCTAGTAAACAAACTAAACGTTCTAATCTTTTTTGTTTCTAACAGACTTTCTATCCTATCGTATAGTCTATCTATTTTAGCTGTTGTCACACCCAAGTTACTATTCAAACTAATTTCTAATTGTGGAGCTGGTTCCTTTTCTAAAAGATCAAAGAACTGCATAGCTCCAGGATTCATGAGAGGCTCTCCGCCTGTAATTCTAAGTGTATGTAAATCCTTACGTAAATCTGGCCACCATTTCCAAAATGCTTCTATGTAAGGGTTGTCGTCTTTAGGAGCATAATATCTTCCCCTATCTAAAAACTCTATACCATACTGATTATATGTAAGATCATAGTTTCCATGTTTTTTAATTTCGTCCATCCACATGGTACTTGCTTGTGGGCAACAATAACCACATCGATAATTACAACCGTTTCCAAAGCTGACTTCAAGATATCTAGGATTTATATTTTGTTGCCAAGGCATTTTAGATATATTTTCAATTTCAGATTCAGCCCATTCACTGGAACTATGAATCATTCTGTCAGAAATTTGATCGCCTTCAAGATCTTCAATGTTCCAACAATAATAACATTCTTCTGGACGACCACCTTCAAGCATTGTTTTACGCTGTTGTTTTTTCCATTCAGTGTTATGTAAGGCACTAGGATCTTTTTCAATTTCTTCTAGAGGAATATGCTGAGGTTTAGGGTGATAACAACTATGATTATCTCCTGTATGTAGATATAACGTTTCATGAAGCCATTTCATAGGACAAAATCCACAGCCCACCTTGTTAAGTTTATCGCCTACTTGTTTAATATGGTCTACTCTATCCATTTACATTCCTCCAAAAAATCTTCCATTTCTGGAAACGTGTTAAGTAAGTTTGTTTTTCTTCTTCGATCATGTTCAATAAAGAACTTGTAAAAATTTTTCATTGCTACTGGCTTGTTAAAATCTGTAGGTGCGTCAATCCAATCAATCAAGCGTTGGACTTTCTTTATTTCAAAATCAGAAAATCCTTGGAATTGTTTTTCCGTTTCTCCGTCTTTGTATTTTTCCATAAATTCTATACACTTCTTTAATTCTTTTATTCCTTCAGGATATAGTTTAGCGTTCATAAAATCTGGACTATGTAATGGTGGAATGTCAAACCAAACTAGCTGTCTTTCTATACTATACTTTCTTCTTAAATTTAATATGTTTTGTATGTAATTAAATATACCGCTATAGCTGAATACATTAAAAGTAATGATAAATGTCAGGCTGTGCCTGTCGCATGTTCTTAAAAAATCCTCCACGTTGTTCAAAAGCGTAGAGAAGTTCATTCCATTACGTATGTATTCTGCCTGTGTACCCCAAGAATCTAAACTACAATACAACATGAAATGATCAACCTTTTGAGATATCTCACTCATACTGGTCATAAATTTTGACCATTGACCTTTTGGTGGGCAACAGTTACTTGTTATACTTAATCTAAAATCATCCTTGGGATTTTCTTTTACATAATCAAAAATCTTAAAAGTATTTTTGTCCATTAAAGGTTCGCCGCCTGTCATCCTAAATGTTTTTAGAGTAGGATATATGCTTGGAAACCATTTCCAAAACGCTTTTACATAAGGATTATCAGGACTGTTATTTGGCTTATCCATATATGTCGTGTCATTGTGTAACTTGTCTGACAATTGATAAGGTCCGTGTTCCGTAATTTCCTTGTGCCATTCTGTTGATAAAACAGGACTACAATACGCACACTTAAAATTACAGGCTTGATTGAAATTTACTTCAACATATCTTGGCTTTGCGTTTCCTGTAAATCCTATTTTACGTGCTTCTTCAATGATTCCAGGTTCATATACATCCTTACTTCTATAAGCTCTATCACTAAGTTGGTCACTGTGGTCTTCCATTTGCCAACAAAAATTACATTCAGCCGGCCTTTCGCCTTCTAACATCTTTTTTCGTTGTTCCTTCTTGTAACCTGTATTGTGTAAAGCACTAGGATCTTCTTCGATTTCTTCTAAAGGAATATGATGGCTTTTAGGATGATAACAACTGTGTGTTTTTCCTGTAGGCAAGTGTATACTTACATTAAACCATTTGGCTAAACAGAAACTAGGACTTACTTCATTAAGTTCTTTATAAACGTATTCAGCATCGTGAAGATACCTTGATTCGTATCTTCCGTTTATCTTTCTTAGCTCGTTACCTTTTATGTTTCTGTTATATTTCATTCTATGTCTATAAACTGTTGATCGTTACTTCTTGCGGGATTTTGATATACTGTTTTAAAAAACTTGCTTTGATCGCTATCCAAAGGTTGTATTGCTACAGGTACATCAAGTTCGTTTTGTAACTCAGAACCTAGTCTAAATATTTCTTCATGAACCACATCTTCTGGCATAGTATCTCTACCAGCCCAAAGTTCATTTAAATACTTGAAATCTCTCACATTAACATAATCCCAATCAGATAGCATTGTCATTGACAATCCTTCTCTTGCTCCGTAAATTGCCCATATTCCGTTTGGTACATCTTGTCCTACCATAAGCCATATCCATAACCTATGTAGATTTTTCCAATGTCCTTTTAAGAATTCTTCCTTGCTAACCTTTACACCTTGATCCAGTGCCATCTTCACACCTTCTCTGAATCCTGCTCTCCAGGCTTGTTGAGGAGTTTTGTTGTTATGAACAAAACTGTACCAGCTGTTTTGTTGAATGTAATTTAGTTCCCAGCAAAAATCTACCTGTGCCTTATCCGTCTCTGCGGCTTCATGCGTCTTCATGTTAAGCACAAATTCTTTTGGCCAACATTTCAATCCACCATTACCGTACATCAGTCCGTTGATGGTGTTAAGTCCACACCAGCTAATGACACTATTTTCCAAATCAGTATGCTCGTCAAAATCAAGAACTTGATTAATGAATTCCTGTTTGATAGTGTTGTCGCCGTCAACTGTTACAAATCTGCTTGTGTCAGATATTCTAGCACACTCCTTGTGTGCGGCGTCTGAACCTTCAACACCGTGTACACGCTTTGCCCACGGCACTTTAGTTAACAAGTCTGCGTAATTTTCTTCAGCGTTTGGTTCATCATAACTTAGATAAATTATATCTAATTCTGCTATTTTTACCTTCATTATACTTCCTCATAAACACAACTAGCTAAATCACTATCAGTAAAAATACTAAATGTGTCTTTTATCTTTATTGGTTTTTTCGCTTTAGATGAAATATCAAAAGTAACCGTATCGTACAGTATGTGAGGATCTCCTTTTTTGGTAAAACTAAAACTAACTTGTTTTTGAAGATTCACATTGGTTGTCTTCATCATATCGATCAGCTCTAAACCAGTAGTAATATAACATATTTTTTGGCTTTTGTCAACTGTCAATAACACATCATAAAAGGTATCAACTTCATCCTTGCTTTTTATTTGTCCAAAAGTTTCTCCAATATCTGCTACAGCTAATTTGCGTAAAAGAAACTTCTTTTCTTTTCTGTCATAAGCAACAATATAATCTGTCATTTTTTCTTTGAGAGATTTAATAGGTTCGATTTCTTCCTCACTTACTTCAAAATTTTGGTATCCTGGTTCTATCGAAGGACCTATACTAAAAATATCTCCTGTCTTTTGATCAAAGCAGACATATTGAGGAGTATGGACTTTAACGTGCTTCATTGTATGATCCTATAACTTTTTCACAAAATTTATTTTCTGTGTAATGAAACAAACCATGTTGTTGATAATTTGCTATTTTTAATTTTAAATCTTCATCAACATAAAAAGGCACCGTGTCTAACCACGAGTCGGAAGAATTATTCCATCCTTGTAATTTACTTTTCATGTGTGTCATATTTGCTGAATACACAGTGTAATTTTCCAATCCACAATCTAAAATACAAATAGCATGATTAACATCCATGCTTTTTATCTGAGGCATGTGCTTAGGTACGTACACTCTGTAGAAGTCTTTGTAATTTTCACAAATCAATTTTAATTTTTCATAGTATTTCAATGCCGGGTCTGTCTTTTTAAAATAATGAAAAGCACAATATATGTCAGGTATTCTGTTAGCATAGAAAGTTTTTCGATAAGAATTTTCTTTTATTTTGTTATTCCTATAATCTCTTATGTCTGTCAAGAAGCCTATATCCTTTTCAGCAAAATATTTCCACCAATGGCTAACATCATCCAGAAAAATCATATCTGTATCTAACACAACAGTTTCTTCGTATGGTGTTACATAAAACGCTTTCCATCTATGTTCTGTTTTATAAAAGCTATCTTTATCATCGTGCCACGGTACATCAATTATATTATCAAACAAATCTTTATATTGTTTTGGCACATCGTCACTTGTTACCAAACTTACATTGTTAATTTTTTGTGTTTTCTTAATGCTCATTGCTAACAAGCAGGCTTGGAGTACATAATCACTTCCCATAGCAATAAGTAAATATCCTTTATCCATTGATGTGCTCCGCCAAACTAAACTTATTCATTAGATGAACATTACAATTTCTTGTAGATGCTAAAACATACTCACCTATGTAATTTTGTTTTTCAACCAACACTTTAATATGATTATCTTTAATCGAATGGACAAAATCTCTATCTAATGAATAAAACATTTTTCCTGGTAGCTGTCCTGCCCAATTACCTTTTTCAAAGCCATTCATCATGTGTATTCCAATGCTGAACAAATGATCGTTCCTAAAGGTTTTATCTAGGTTGTAAACCTTGGTATAGTGTTGATAATTTTTTTGTATGTGTTGAAGCAAATTAAAAAATATTTTTGTTTCTTCAGTTTTATTAAAAAAGAAACATGTAGCCCAATAAAATTTTATTCCTGTGTTTTTAATATAATCAAATTCTTCTAACTTTCTCCATTGGCACAAATCCGTTGCCTGATCATAAATTAAAAAATCTTGTGTCTGTTTAAAGCAATGCTTCAAACTATCATTACAAATGATATAGTCTGTATCAAGCACAATAGTCTTATCATACGGGCTTAACTTATAACTATTAGATCTAGAAGCATTTTTAAAAACTAAGTTGTGATGATGTAGTGTGCCATTGTAGTAGCGTTTAAGATTAGAGTTTTGGTCTTCAACTTCTATTACATGATCAAAAATCTTTTTATCTGTTTTTGTTAGATCATTAGGAGTTGATGTAACCACTGTTGTTGGTAAATTCAAATGCTTCTTAACTCGCTTGGCTAAAGAAATTGCTTGTTTTAAGTAGTCAATTTTTCCGTTGTTATGAGCAAAACATAATACACCATCAGACATCTACTAGACTCTCTACACTTCTTTTTGTACTCAAATCTTTGTAGGCTGTTAAATATTTGTTTGTAGCATCAGCATATTTTTGTAATGCTAATTGTTGAAAATCTTTTAAATCATCTATTTTTATAGGTGTGTTATTGTCGTCAACCAAAATAGTGTTACTTACATTGCTAGAAATGAGCATGTGAGAAAAATTAAGTGTTTCTTTGCTTATGCTAAACTTACCGTTATTGTGGTATAAAATTAGGTCATCCAAATATTTTTCATATAGGATTCTTTTTTGTCCGTTAAGTGTAGCTGTAAAATTGGAAAACTCTAACGCTTTTGCCAGGGCTTCGTCCATAGTTATACTCCTAGTTTATAGTATAACTATTTAACCTTATAGATTGTCGGTAGTACTGAAACTTGGTGCTGGCACATTCACAGAATTACTATTATTAGGTCTGTTCATCTGTGCTGTGCTTGTTGTTGTAGCAGTTACAGGTTCATCAGTGTTTGGATTTGGACCTTTATCTTCATTAAAGGTAACCCTAAACTGTAACACATTTCCACTCTTAAACGCTTCAATAAGATAGTCATTGGCGCTGTAAGCAGATGCTGTTTTGTTGAATATTGTAACGTAACTTCCTGGTAAGTTAGCATAACCATATGATGTACCAGTTGATCCGTTACTTGTAGCACTTCTACCAAAAACGACTGTTCCAACTGATGTCATCAAATTACGCCAGTCATTATTGATTGGTGAAGATCCAGATCCAATAGATCCACTTAAATTGATTGTACCACCTGCGTTAAAAAACACTCTCATGTGGTCATTTGCTGATATAGTTGTAACTGATCCGTCTCCGTTAGTTACTGAATATCCACCAAATGTCACTGTAAATATGTGATTAATGTCTGTTGACCAATTTGAATTTCTAACACTAGATGTACCAGCTTGTAATCCTAATTGGCTAGATGCCGCCGACAATCTACTTGCTTGTGCTGTAATGCTAATATCTTCGTATTGTACATAACCTTCTTTTGTAGTTGTGTTTGAATCTTCTACTATGTCACCTATTGAAGGTTCTGCTATCTGTGTTACTGCTGTACCTGTTTGATGAATTCGACATTTATTAATGTCAGCATACAGGTTTGACATGTGTGTTGCTGTAACTGTGGCTCCTGTAGCCACCGTTGTACTATCAACTGCTTGACCATATCCTTCGTCACCGGCTCCAAGTCCTAACACAGCATTGATTCTTGCTCTGATAATATTATACCTTGCCGCTGTGATTATATCGCCTACTGCCATCTTACTTCCTTTATTTTACAACTTTAAAATACATTCAACTAAAGTTTCTTCATGCCTGTCGTTACTTTCAAGAGCAATACCAACCATGTCTCCTTTTCCGTCAACACTAGCTGTACCGTTCTCTGCTACGTGCACAGGCTCCCCTTTATTTACCGGACCTGTGATTCTCACCGGCACTCTTCCGACTAAAGCTATGGCTTGACCTTCTGCTTCTGAGTTCATTAAATAAGCAGGCTTAGTACTGATTACACCAATACAAATACCATGCTCATTTTCACACGCTATTGCTTCTGCTTCGCCACCTATCATCATAAGTGTTCCTACAGGATACTCTTTGTCAGTTGTGTATTTTTCTGCCAAGTCAGCGTATCTAGCACTTGTTGAAATACCATTAAACACGTTAGCTG